GATCCCGCAGTCACAACTAACGATGAATCGGCCGAAACTGGCATAATCATCGCCGCTAAGGGCGAGGACGGTCGGTATTACATCCTTGGGGATCTTAGCGGGCGGCATTCGGCAGAATTATGGGCGCGGAAAGCGGTGCACGCATATTACGAATTTGAAGCCGACCGAATCGTTGGGGAAGTAAATCAGGGCGGCGATTTAATCGAGCGGATGCTCCGCATTATCGATCCGAAGATTACATATAAAAGTGTAAGCGCAACACGCGGCAAGATCGTTCGAGCCGAGCCGATCGCGGCTTTGTATGAACAAGGGAAAGTCTCACACGTTGGTGCTTTCCCCGCGCTAGAGGACCAGATGTGCACCTACGCCGGTACTGGTAAATCGCCGGATCGATTTGACGCTCTGGTTTGGGCGTTAACGGAACTGTCTTCGTCCAGCGGGGCGGCATCGTGGAGAATTTCATGAGCATTATGGATCGTATTCGAGCGTTTGTCGGCCAGAATGTACAGACGAAGCAAGCCCCTATCGTTGTGATGAGCGGTATTGGCGGGAAGGCGCGGAAAGACAAATACGAAGACTATGCCCGCGAGGGATACAAAGAGAACGCCGTTGTTTATCGCTGCGTTAACGAGATCGCAAACGGCTCCGCAGCCGTAAAATTTAACGCCTATTACGACAAAGAAAAGGTCGAGAATCACCCTATTCTCCGCCTCCTTGCTAGGCCAAACCCAAGGAAAGCTGGGGTCGAGTATTTTCAGGCTCTCTATGCGTACATCCTTCTATCCGGTAACAGCTATGGCGTAAGGGTCGGCCCAGACAATCAGCCGCCGCGAGAGCTTTATCTCCTTCGGCCTGATCGCGTAAGGATTGTGCAAGGCAACACAGAGATCCCCAAGGCATACGAATATATTATTAACGGGCAGGTACGTCAGACCTACCCTGTTGAGCAGGACGGAAGCAGCGAGATTAAGCACTTTCTTCTGTGGAACCCGCTTGATGACTTCTATGGCCTGTCGCCTCTTAACGCGGCGGCGCTCGATGTCGATCAGCACAATCTATCGGCGCAGCATAACGTCGGGCTGTTAATGAACGGAGCAAGGCCGTCCGGCGCTCTAATCTTTAAGCCGAAAGACGAAACCGGGATGACGATTCAGCTTACTGAGTCGCAGAGGCAACAGCTAGTCTCTGATATGGAAAACCGGTTTACCGGGACGAAGAACGTAGCAAGGCCGCTGCTCCTCGAGGGTGACTTCGACTGGAAGGAGATGGGCCTATCCCCTAAAGACATGGACTTTCTCGAGCTTAAGAACATGGCGGCTCGAGATATTGCGCTTTGCTTCGGGGTTCCGGGGCAGTTAGTCGGCGTGCCAGATAGTCAGACCTATGCAAACGTAGCAGAAGCAAGACTCGCTCTGTACGAAGAGACAATTATCCCGATGCTGCGGCGGGTTGAGTCAGACCTAAACGAGTGGCTTACTCCTCTCTACAACGAGAAAAGTCTGCGTATCGAATACGATATTGATTCCATCCCCGCTATCGCCGAGCGCCGCCGAAGGGTTTATGAGAACGTAATTGGCGGCGTAAATGCAGGGATTATTAGCCGGAACGAAGCCCGAGAGCGGCTAGGGTTGCCGCAGGTAGAAGGCGCTGATGAGCTTTATATCCCCGCTAACCTGTTTCCGCTAGGGAAAGTCGCTCCGGTCGAACAAGGGGAGCCTGAGAAATCCTACGATGAGGCATACGGCGAAAAGCGAATTATCGAGATTTATCCGGACGGCGAACCAGTTCCGGAAGCTCTCCCCGCCGCATATCGACCGCACAACTCCTATCGTAAGTGTCATAACTGCGGATACTACGACGATGATTTCTGCGAACTGTTCGACGCAGAGGTCAGGGATGAGTACGTCTGCAACGAATGGATAAGCCACACAGATGATCGGGCCGGTAAAGCCGATATCGATCTTCGCCCCTCTGAGGCGATGGCGGAAGAGGCGAAGCGGGCGCTCGAGTGGCGTAAAGAAGGGAACGTGGGTGGCACGCTCGTAGGGGTAGCGCGGGCTAATCAGCTTATTAAACGCGAACGCCTAAGCGAGCAGACGGTATTGCGGATGTTTAGCTTCTTCTCTAGGCACGAAGTCGATAAACAAGCCGAAGGTTTTAGGCCGGGAGAGGACGGCTATCCGTCGCCCGGAAGGGTCGCATGGGGACTCTGGGGTGGTGATCCCGGTTTTAGCTGGGCAAGGGCTAAACGCCGTCAGATCATGGCGGACGAGAAGGCGAAGACCGTAGCTGTAGGGGACTTCGTAGAGTGGGACTCGTCTGGTGGTATGGCGCGAGGCAGGATTACGCGCATCGTTCGAACGGGCAAGCTTAAGGTTCCCGGTACTTCGTTTACCCTGAACGCGACTGAGGACGATCCCGCTGTTCTAATCCGTATCTACTCGAGGAACTCTGACGGAGAGTGGAGCGCAACCTCGACGATCGTTGGGCACCGAGTTTCGACCCTAAGCAAAATCCCAGACCTTGACTAATGCGCCGCATCAATGTCCGGCAAGAGCTTGTCGAACAAAACAGGCTTCGGGTTAGCCTCGAGAACCGTTTTCAGAGGCGGCTCGTTACAGTCTTTAAGTCTATTGGGGCGCGATGTATCGAGGCTATTGATTCCGGCGAGCCTTTAGACGCCATCTATCGCGACATACCGGCAAAGCTCTCGCCTGAATTCCAGCGTCAATATAACGATGTAATCGAGCTATTCGCAGGCCGGATGCTCGCGAACCTTAAGCCGGAAAAGGCGGAGCAAAGGTTCGAGTATCTCGCAAGAGAGTGGTATCGATACGAAGGCGCGAATAGAGTTCGTGAGGTATCCGATACAACGCGGGCGATTATTCAGCGCGAAATTAACGACGGATTTACGCAAGAGCTTACGCAGCAGCAGATAGCTAAGAACATCCGTGAGCGGACCGGCGGAGCTATCGGATCTCGCAGAGCGTTTACGATTGCAAGGACCGAGACGCACGCTGCGGCGAACTTCGCAAACAATCAGATCGCGGAAGAAGTCGGATCGAACGCGATGATAAAGCGTTGGGTATCGGCGAACGATAACCGGACGCGCCCGCATCACGCCGAGATGAACGGCGTAGAAGTCAACATCAACGAGGATTTTGTCGTTCCGTATAAAGGCATCCCATACAAGATGGCCTATCCCGGTGATCCGAAGGGTGGCGCTGGTAACGTTATTAACTGTCGTTGTGTTCTTGTCTATAAGCTTCCGGAAGACGCTATTACCGACCCGAAAGAGCAGCAAGAAGCGACTTGGGGCGAAGCGACGCAAGAAGAGATCGTGTATCACAAAGATAATTGGGGCGCGGACGCAAACATACGGGATGCAATAGCCGCTACCGAGCCGGTCAGCAACATAAAGTACAAATCAAGCGGCGCTTGGTGTAGCCAGACAGAAATAGCAATGACTAATGCGAAAGGGGCGAAATTAACAGAAGAAGATAAGACGATCTGGCGGCACGAGTACGGGCATTGGATAGATAAGAAAAACCGAGTTAATGAGCAATCTGGCTATCAGAGCTATGCGTCAGCGACCGCAAATAACGAAATCGAGCAAGATCGCCGAAAGATAAGGAAGGACGAATCAGAGAAGGCGTTAACACAACAACTAAATGCGCTTGGGACGGTCGAAGCGCAAGACTTCCGCAAGCTACTAAAGGATGAATGGCTTACTGCGGATGAGATTTTTTCCGTTGCGGGCGCTAAGGAAAACATCAACAGTAAGAATCTCTACACCTTTGTTGTTGCAGCTGTTCGTTCAAAGTTTCTGGGTGACAGAGACAAAGCGGGGCTTACTTTAGCGTTTAACAGAATCTTTGGCGGCAGCGAGGGTTTGTGCTTCGCCGACTTTATCGGCGCCGTCACAAACGAAACGTCCGGGTTCGGTCATGGCGTCGCTTACTATCGGAAATTTCCTAAGACGGAGCCTTCAACTCCTGTTACAGTAGGTCACACAACCGAGGCGTTTGCTAACTATAACGCGCTTATCGGCGGAAAGAATGGGCAGTTTTGGCGCAAGGTACTCGAATATTTCGCGCCTGCGACGGTAAAAAAGTTCGATCAGATCACAGAAGAGATAGGTAAAAAGAGGGTCAAAAATGAGCTTTCGAATTCAGGTGTTCGACAATCCGCGCATGGACAACGCCTTCTTCCGGTATCAGGAAGCATTTGGTACAACCAAGGAAATCGGGCTGTTTGGGCTAAAAATTACCGGGAAAACCGCAGAAATCTTTGAAAAACTTGTCGATAACGCGATTCTGTCTAGAACGCGACTTACAGAGAATCAGCTAGCGGAGATGTACAACGATGTGCCTTTTCCGGGCGAAGATGTAGTATATTGATTGTCAGGCCATATTTTAGTAGAGTCAAAGCTATGCCTGTACCAAAGCCATCCGCCGGTGAAGCAGAGTCGGACTATATGTCTCGCTGTATGGGGAGTGATGCGATGCAGTCAGAGTTCCCTGATCGAGAGCAAAGGGTTGCGGTCTGTATGAACACATTTAGGGGCGGTAAGAGCGCCGATCTCGCGGACTACGAGTGCAACACTATGCACGTCGCCGCCGAGATTAAGGCGGAAGAGGGCGACGCAGGTACATTTAGCGGCTATGGCTCTATCTTCGGAAACGTCGATCTCGGGCAAGATGTTGTCGAGAAGGGCGCATTCTCGCGGTCTATCGCAAAGCGCGGCGCGAAGGGCATTAAGCTGCTCTATCAGCACCGGATGGACGAGCCGATCGGAATCTTTGACGAAATCGTCGAGGACGAGCGCGGGCTAAAAGTAAAAGGCCGTCTCGCGATGGGTACGCAGCGCGGACGCGAAGCCTACGAGCTTATGAAGATGGGCGCTCTTGATGGCCTATCGATTGGGTATCGGCTCGAGCCAAAGGGGTACACTTACGACGCTGACAAAGGTCGCCGGTATCTCAAAGAGGTCGATCTGATGGAGATTTCAGCCGTTACTTTCCCAATGAATCCGCGAGCGCGGGTGTCGGCGGTAAAAGGGGCGGATTGGACGGTCAGGCAATGGGAAAGTTTCTTGCGGGACGCAGGGAGCCTTTCTCGCTCTGAAGCGAAGGCGGCGGCAGCGGCTGTTGCAAAAGCTCTAGGTCTGCGGGATGCAGAAGGGCAATCGGATGTGCTTCAATCTATGAAGCGACTACAATCACTTTTGACTACGAGGTAATCATGGCAGAAGAACTTAAAACCGCCGTTGATGCCATCGCCAGCGCTTTTGAGCAGTTTAAGAGTGCAAACGATGAGCGTCTGAAGGCGATCGAAAAGAAGGGCAGCGCAGATCCTCTCCTCGAGGCGAAGCTTGCTCGTATCGAGTCCGATCTGAATAAGCTCGAAGATGTTAATCAGAAGCTTACTCAGGCCGCGCTCGCGCAGAAGGACATGGGCGAGAAGCTCGATAACTTCGAGACGATGCTTAAGCGCCCCGGTACTGGCCCCGAGACGAAGCAAATCGATTTCTCGATGAAGAGCTTCGAGAAGTGGCTGCGCAAGGGCAAGGAGAACATGGCTCCTGACGAGGTTAAAGCTCTGTCGGTATCGAACGATACCAGCGGCGGCTTCCTTGCTCCGGAAGAGTATGTGCGCGAGCTTCTTAAGACCGTAACCGAGATTAGCCCGATTCGCTCGGTAGCCCGCATCCGTTCGACGACGCAAAAGTCGATTAAGATGCCGACTCGCTCGGGTACGTTCGCCGCGCAATGGGTTGCGGAGCAAGGCACCCGTGCGGAAACCACCGGCTATACGACGGGTCAGGAAGAGCTTCCGACGCATGAGATGTACGCGCTCGTTGATATCTCTGAGCAGTTGCTCGAGGACGCTGTGTTTGACGTAGAAGCGGAAATGTCCGGCGAGTTCGCCGAGCAGTTCGCTAAAGCGGAAGGCACCGCGTTTGTTTCCGGTAACGCGGTAGGTAAGCCCGAGGGTATTCTGACCAACGCATCGATCGGCACGACCAACTCAGGTAATGCTTCGTTGCTTACGGCGGACGGCCTGATTACGCTGGTTCATGCGATCAAGTCGGACTATGCTCGCAATGCTACGTTCCTGTTTAATAGGACTACTCTGGCCGCTATCCGTAAGCTTAAGGATACCGCCGGTCAGTATGTCTTCCAGCCGGGGATGCAGATTATTGCGGGTGTGCCGAATACGATTCTCGGCTATCCGTATGTCGAAACGCCCGATATGCCTGACGTTGCGGCTAACGCAAAAGCGGTTGCCTTTGGCGACTTCCGCCGTGGTTACATGATCGTTGATCGTGTAAGCCTCGCGGTTCTGCGTGATCCGTTTACTCAGGCGACTTCGGGCAATGTCCGTTACGTCGCTCGTCGGCGGGTTGGTGGTCAGGTCATTATGGCCGAAGCTATCCGTCTGCAAGTCGTTGCGAGCTAAGGAGTAAGCCATGCAAGATTTGTCTAACAAAACCGCAGCGGTTGTCTCGCTCGCTCCGGCTAACCGCACCGCTGATGCTAACGGTACGGGAATCGATCTGCAGTTCTGGGAATCGGCTCTCGTTATCGCGCAAGCCGGGGCGGAAGGCGATACCCTCTCAGGTTCGGTGTATATCCAGTTTAAGCTGGAGCATTCCGACGACGACTCGACCTACACTGCGGTGGCGCAAGCCGACGTAGCGGATGGTACAGTTTCGTCTGGCGTGTTTGCGACGATTGATGCTAACGGGGAAGCCCCCTCTGTGCATCAGCTTAGCTACATCGGAGGCAAGCGGTACATTCGGGTTGTTGACGATCGTACCGGTACGCATACTAATGGTACGCCGACCTCGGCTGTAGTGGTTAAGGGCAACCCGCGCCACGTTTAAGAAGGGGGTGGGCTACATAAGTAGCCTACCGCAAGCACTATGTCTATTCGGATGATTATGGCTTGCAGGGGGACGGCGGATGCAAACGGTGCATCCGTCCGTCTCTACGAAGTAAACGAAGTTCTGCCGACGAATCTTGATTGGCAGAAAAAGCTTGCGGATTCTTTCCTCGAGATGGGCGTAGCCGTCCGGGTAGAGGATGGAGAGTTCGCAGAGGAATTTAAGGCCGTCCAGCGAAGAGGAAGGCCGCGCAAAGAATAGGCGGGGCGCATGGCAAAAGTTCGGCTCGTAGCTGGCGACACAGGCCCACAGCTTAAGCTCACAATTACGGAAGACCCGAGCGGAACCCCGGTCGATCTAACTAATGCGACTGGTCGCTTCCTGCTTCGCGCTGTAGGCGCGGAATCGGCGTCTGTAATTCGAAACCTTACGATTAACTCCGGCGCCGGTGGCGATGCTGTAGACGGGGTTTGTTATGTCGTATGGGCTGCGGGTAACCTTGACCTTCCGGGCGGTGATTACGAGGGAGAGGTCGAGATTACGATGCCAAGCGGGATGAAGCAGACTGTTTTCGAGCCTGTCGAGATTCGGCTTAGGGCCGACTTTGACT